CATCTTTGCGATGCGATCCAAGTACGGCGATGGTACGATGACTGATGCGTTTTATGACGAAGCAACCACTCAGTACTCTCTCAAAAATGGTATTACTTCTGCTAATCTTTCCTCAGATCCGTTTGCGAACTATCCAGGCGACACCACACTTGCAGGTATGGGTTTGTCGGGAGGCGACTCAACTGCCACCGCAGAAAACACTACTCCAAAGCAGATGGCATTCAACATCGAGAAGGTGACCGTTACGGCTCTTTCTCGTACACTTGCTGCAAGTTACTCCATCGAACTCGCTCAGGATCTCAAGGCGATCCACGGACTTGATGCAGAAAGCGAACTCTCGAACATTCTCAGCACGGAAATCCTTGCTGAAATCAATCGTGAAGTTGTGCGTACTGTTTATAACTCAGCAGTTCTTGGTTGCCAACAGACAGACTTGTTCTACAAGACTGCTGGTTCAACGCAAGCAGGTGCAGGTCTTTCCCTCGGCGCAGGTGCAGCGGCTCTCGTCGGTGGTATCTACGATCTTGTTCAAGACTCTGATGGTCGTTGGTCTGCGGAAAAATTCCGTGGACTCATGTTCCAAATCGAGCGTGAATGCAATGTCATCGCCAAGGAAACCCGCCGTGGTAAGGGCAACTTCGTCATCTGCTCGGCAGATGTCGCTTCAGCCCTTGCAATGGGTGGATTCCTCAACATCAGTCCAGCACTCAATGTGTCGCTCGATGTTGATGACACAGGCAACACATTCGTTGGAACGCTCAACGGCAAGATCAAGGTTTATGTTGATCCATATTCCGTGGGAACGAAGAACTTCTGCTGCGTTGGCTACAAGGGTTCTAGTCCATACGATGCAGGCGTTTTCTACTGCCCATATGTGCCGCTTCAAATGATGAGAGCGGTAGATCCGGATAACTTCCAACCAAAGATTGCGTTCAAGACCCGCTACGGCATGGTTGCGAACCCATTTGCTCAAGGAAATCCTGTTGCACTCACAGGCGCACTCACAGCCCGTGCAAACAAGTATTACCGCCTCTTCCGTGTTGATAATCTTCACGGCGTAGCATCGTAATATTCGACAAGTCAAGATTTGATATTTGATTGGGGGAGAGGGTAAAACCTCTCCCCTTTTCTATTCTACATACTACTATGGCAAACAAGTATACCTTTGAAGGTCAAACCCCTCCTAGCGGCACATCGGCAGATATGTTGGAGAGATATCCTGAAAGAATCAATCCACTCCTATCAACATATTATCGGTTCGTCATTGCTAGACTACCGAATGTCAACTATTTCTGTCAGACAGCCTCCCTGCCTAGTTTGACGCTCTCACAGGCTTCTATCCCAACTCGGTTTGCAAGTATTCCAACACCATCCAAGATGGGGTTTGATGAGTTGTCTATTACCTTTGTTGTGGACGAGAATCTTAAGAATTGGTTGGAGGTTTACAATTGGATGCGCTCCGCTTCTAATGTTGCCGACTTTACAGAATATCGACCTGAATCAGAACATCGAACCACCGCCAGTTTAATGATTACGAATAGCACTAAAAATCCAAAGATAAATGTGGCATTCTATAATCTATTTCCTGTGACCCTATCTTCATTAGACTTTTCATCAACCATAACCGATCCTGAGCCGCTTCAAGCAACTTGCACATTCTCATATAGCCACTACGATATAGAAATATTGTAAGTTGAAGATGAGGGCTTGACAAGCTCATAAAGGGTGATATACTCTCTTCATACGGAGGGCGCATGACGCTAGATGAAATTCGCAAAGAAGTCGAACGAGACACTAAAATAAATCCCACGGACTTGGATTTGGAATCCCTCAAGATTCCTCAACTCCACGGCAAATATCTCAATTTTTTACTTGACGAACGCTTGGTGCTTGCTCAAATTCAAGCCGATGCTGCCATTATCCTTAGAACCAAATGGGAGTATTACACAGGCAAAATGTCCCGTGAAGAGTTGGAGTCCCGAGGCTTAGAACAATTCTCCCTTAAAATATTGCGTCAGGATTTGGATTTATACATTGATTCTGATTCAGATGTCATCAAGTCGAGACAGAAGGCATTATTTCAAAAGGAAAAGATTGCCCTTTTGGAGGAGATTGTCAAGGAACTCAACAACCGACATTGGAAAATCCGCAATGCTATTGATTGGCGTAAGTTCGTAAATGGGCAATGATAGTCATTTACTCACAGAATGGCTAGGAGAGGCTCTGCGCTCGTTCTGGAGGCTTTGTAGAATCACATGATAGACTTAGATGTAACCCAAAAAGACTCTGTTTATCTGCGGATAGACTGTGAAGCAGGAATTGCAAGAGAACTCTCAGATTTCTTTTCGTTCAAAGTTCCAGGTCATCAGTTCATGCCGTCATATAGAAGCCGTCTATGGGACGGAACCATCAAACTATTCAGCCTTCAGACGCAGGAACTCTATGCGGGGCTTGTAGACTATGTCGAGAAGTTCGCCAACGAACGCAGATATACATTGGCGATGCCTTCAAAAACTACAACAGAGATGGACACCTCAAAGGTTTCGTCATTCGCAGAAGAATATTTGAATGTCCATAGCGGTGGCAAAAAGATCACTCTCCATGCTCATCAAGCCGTTGCCATCTGTCACGCCATAAAGAACGAGAGATGTCTCCTGCTGTCTCCTACGGCTTCAGGAAAGAGTCTAATCATCTATTCGCTCATTAGATACTACCTCGACAAGATTCCAAAGAACAAGAAAATCCTCGTCATAGTTCCAACCGTGTCTCTTGTCGAGCAAATGGTTTCAGACTTCGACGATTACTCTTCAGAGAATGGTTGGGATGCTCCATCGAAATGTCATAAAATATTGGCAGGAGCAGAGAAAACTACGAGTAAGCGGGTTGTTGTATCTACATGGCAATCGCTTTTCAAGCAACCTGAGAAGTATTTCGAGCAGTTTGGTGCGGTGTTTCTCGACGAGGCACATTTGAGTAAAGCCAAATCGATGACCGGTATTATGACAAAACTCAAGGACTGCCCATATCGCATCGGAACTACAGGAACATTGGACGGAACAGATGTTCATAAACTCGTCATCGAAGGATTATTTGGGCGTGTGTTTGAGGTGACGAAGACTAAAGATCTCATGGAGAAGAAGATTCTTAGCGCACTCAAGATTGATTGTATTGTTATGGACTATCCAAAGGTGCTTCGAGAGTCTGTGAAGAAGGCAAAGTATGCAGATGAGATAAAATATATCATTTCATTACAAGAACGAAATGAGTTCATCGTGAATCTATGTAAGACCATCAAAGGAAACACGCTGGTGTTGTTTCAGTTTGTCGAGGGACACGGACAAATACTAAATACTCTTATGCGGTCTAGTATCCCTTCAGACCGCAAGATTTTTTTCGTTCACGGCGGAACAGAAGCAAAGGAGCGTGAAGAGATACGAAAGATTGTGGAAACAGAAACGGACGCTGTGATCATCGCTAGTGTAGGAGTCTTTTCCACAGGTGTTTCTATCAAACGACTTCACAACATCATCTTTGCTTCCCCATCCAAATCAAGAATCCGTGTTCTTCAAAGTATCGGAAGGCAGTTACGGGTTTCTGAAAGCAAAGAAGTCGCCAAACTATACGATATTGGCGACGATTTGAGTTGGAAGTCATGGGTAAATCACACATACCGTCATCTGAAAGAGCGAATCAAAATCTACGAGTCAGAAGGTTTCGAGCATAGAATCGTCAAGATCAAGATTGGAGTGCATTGATGTCAAAAAAGAACGAGACAAATTTGCGTGTGTTTAAACTCCGCAGCGGAGAAGAAGTTGTTGCCAAACTAGTTGGCAGATCAAGAGGCAAAGTCAATATTTCCCGTCCGATGCGAGTCAACAACAGCATCGTTTCCGATCCCTTTACAGGATCAAAGAAGAAGATCATGTATCTCAACGATTGGTTGAACAGCACCTCCGAGATCGAAGTCTCTCTGCCCACCAACTTTATTGCAATTGAACTATTACCAGATCCAAGTCTAACTGCTCTCTACGAAAAGCAGATGCAACTAGATGATATTCCTACTAAAGCACCGACTATTTCTGTGGAAGAAGATCATCCAACCTATTCTTCAGATAAAGAAGACGATAGAGATGATGCGCCTGATATCTTTCCAGAACTAACAGACGAAGCCATGAAGGATATGACGGATAGTGTCATCAATGAATACGATAAACTAGCAGAGAACAAAGATTCTACTCCTCAAGATAAGAAAAAAGATGGCTTTTCATTCGAAGACTTTATGACTGATGCTTTTACATCAATGAATAAGCCAATGTTTACGCAGCCCTCCATCAAGTTTTCATTCTCCATTCCTCCTTCAATATTACAAAATTGGATTGAGAGTGGCTTTGTTGATTACATGAAAGACTGCGCCCAAGAGTTCATCACCAACGACTTCATTGAGGAGTTTCTCGAAGAGGAAGCAGAACATAACAAAGCCAAAAAGAAAAAGAAGGCAAAGAAATCTCCCGCTAAGGAGTCTGTTTCTAAAAAGGAATGGAAGGAACCCACTAGCGAGGATAAAATCCGTGAGGGTTTTGGAAATGATTTAAAAGATTGGTCGCCAAACATCGAGGATTACTTAGAAGCACCTCCAAAGATTGATCCACCAACCCCACCCGCAAACGGTGCAGACTAAAATATTGATATTTCAAATCAAATATTATAAACTGTTAGATTGCATTTGACATTCCTGTTTTTTCGTGTATACTTTAATATGAAAGGCTCCAAGTGGCTAAGAAGAAACCCGAACATTACATCAACAACCTAGAGTTCTTTGCAGCAATGAAAGATTGGAAAGTTCTTGTTGATGCGGCTGATGCAAAGGATGAAAAGCATCCACCCATCACCGAATACATCGGCAAGTGCTTTATGATGATTGCCGAGAATCTCTCTCGCAAGCCCAATTTTATGAACTATCCGTATCGTGATGAGATGCAATCGGATGGTGTAGAGAACTGCTTGTTGTATGCCTACAATTTTGACCCTACAAAGTCAAACAATCCATTCTCATACTTTACACAAATCATTTACTATGCTTTTCTTCGTCGAATTCAAAAGGAGAAGAAGCAAGCATACATTAAGTATAAGAAAATCGAGATGTCAGACAACATTGACGCTGCTTCTCGAAAATGGCTGCGTGAAAACTACTTGAATGTAAGCAAGGATAAAGAGCCGCTTCCAACACATCTCACAGAAACAGATATCAACAACTTTGAAAATGTAGATGATAAGACTTTGCCTAAGAAGGCGAAGATCAACCGTAAAGGTAGAAAGTCTTAAGTCTAAGCGAAATATGGCATTTTGGCACTAGTCACGATATACATAGATGTATGAAGCATAAAGTATATCTCATAACAAACATCGTTGACAATAAACAATATGTCGGATATACCAGCAAAGAGTTGCAGGTAAGATTCAAAGAACATAGATTTGCCAAGAAACATATAGGTCATGCGATGACCAAACATGGATTTGAAAATTTCAAAATAGAGTTGATATGTGAATTTGATAATATACAAGATGCATTGGATGCCGAAATTCTAAACATCCGTGAAAGAAACACACGACAATATGGATACAATATATCTAAAGGAGGAGATGTGGCTCCACCGAGCAGAAATGAAGAACCGTGGAAAACAGAAGATTTCTCCAATAGAATGAAAGAACAGGCAAACCGACAACATTCCGATATTGAAATGAAGAAAACCCATTTATCGGGAATACGAA